ATCCCCGGTCAGCTCTACAACATGGAGGACATGATGAGTGTGACCCCCTGAACAGGGGGAACAGATGCATTACCTTCAAACGTTAAGCGGAGACCAAACCGACGGCTACTCAGGCGTCCCAGGCATGGGAATGAAGAGAGCAGCTGCTTGGTTTGATAAGTATGGGTATAATTGGGACGCAGTCACTAGGGCATTTATCGAGAAGGATCTCGATGAACGTGATGCACTGATGAATGCACGACTTGCAAAGATCCTTACCGTAAATGATTATGACTTCTCAACCGGAGAACCAATCCTTTGGTCCCCTGCCTCCCCCTCCAGTATTGGAGCTCACTTTAGAGCAGGAGTTTAGCCTCAAACATATTGAGGAGATGCTCAAGCATGATGGTGTTAGGATAGAGGATCTCAAGACTCTCTACCTAGCACTGACTAAGCAAAACTTCTGCCTTACTAATTCCATCCGAAACCTATTAAAAGAATGGCCATCTGCCCAAGCTACTACCGACGTGGGAATGTCGAAGTATGGGATTTCATTAGAGACCAAGGACTTTCCTACCACCTAGGTAACGCTGTTAAATATATTTGTCGTGCTGGATACAAAGACAGTACGATTGAGGATCTAACTAAAGCGATCCACTACCTCCAAAACGNACTANAACATGTCATTACTGAGCAACCAAGCTATCGAGTTCCGCCGAGCGTTCAATACACNGAANGNTTTGAGCTTGCGGAAGATGCAGAAGGATCTGATCGTAGAGGAATTTAAAGAGTTCATTGAAGCTGACTATGACATGGCTATGATAGATATCAGTAGCCGTGCTGACTGCCTCAAGGAACTAGCTGATCTAGTGTATGTCTGTGCTCAGTATGCTGAGAACATGGACTGGGATCTAGAGCAAGCACTACGTAGGGTCCACCACTCCAACATGTCTAAGCTTGGAGATGATGGTAAACCTATCTACCGTGAAGACGGTAAGGTTCTTAAGGGACCTAACTATCAACCACCTACCCTGACTGACTTAGTATAATGTCTGAACTAATCTCTCGCACTGGACGAGTGCAAAGCTGGATGGAAAATCCAGACCACCGCCTCCCTGTATCTTGCACCGTCTTTGTTGTGGAAGATAGTATGGAGGGACCTAATGGNNTCGAAGCATCGTGGAAGTTTGTGTCTCATGCACTACGCCATGGTGCAGGTGTCGCTGTACACCTGTCCAACTTGCGACCCAAAGGAACTGAAACAATCAAGGGAACAGATAAGCTCGTAGCTTCTGGTCCTGTATCGTTTGGCAAGATCTATTCTATGCTGAACGAAGTGCTACGTAGAGGTGGTACCTATCGTAATGGCGCTTGCGTTTTGCATATCGATTTGGACCACCCAGACTCACTTGAATTTATTAANACCCCNCGACATGAACTACCCTGGGTCAAACGTTGCATCAATATCACTCCCGAATCCTGGTCTGAGTACCCACACAAAGAAGAACTCTTACAAGGGATTCGCAAGGGTGACATCTGGTTAAACAAAATTAAGTATGATAAAGATGGCAAACGAATCAGGGGGAATGTCTGCCTTGAGGTATATCTGCCCTCACGCGGGACATGTCTCCTTCAACATGTCAATCTCGGTGCCTGCAGGCATGGGGACATCGAGCGTGCTTTTGTTGACGGTATGTCCGAACTGTGCGCACTCCATCCAACAACAGGTGTCGGAGAAAGTGGCGAGTATCTTGAGCCATCTACCGACAAACAGGTTGGACTCGGAGTCCTCGGACTCGCCAACCTCTTACGGAGGTACGGAGTAAGGTACGATGAGTTCGGTCTAGCACTGAAGGATGTAAACCAAGACAGGGTAGGCTTCGATGAAGCTCACCTGTTAGCTAACGACATACGCAATGGAATCGAATCAGCAACAGCAGTGGCTAAGTCTCATGGCATGGTCCGTGCTTTTGCTATTGCTCCAACTGCTAGTTGCAGCTATCGTAGTACTGATCTTGACGGTTACACCTGTTGCCCAGAGATCGCTCCACCTATTGCCCGGTCAGTGGACCGAGATAGCGACACCTTTGGTGTCCAGACCTATGAATATGGCGACGTTGAGATCGCCTCCGAAGTTGGTTGGGATGCTTACAAACAAGTAGCAGACCAGCTAATGATTATGCTTGAAAAGACTGGACTTCTTCACGGATACAGCTTCAACTCTTGGAGTGATGTTGTAACCTATGACAATGCGTTCATTGAGGAGTGGCTAGAATCGCCCCAGACAAGCTTGTACTATAGTCTCCAGGTAATGGGTGACGTACAGGATAAATCTGATGCTATGGCTGCTCTGAGTGCTGCTGAGATAGATGATTACCTGAGTCACATGTTCATGGAGTCTACCAATGAACCACAATGCGACTGTGCAGAATGACACTCTATCAAAAACTAATTGAACGTAAGCGTAAGTGGACTCCAGTCCAGATGACCGCTGGTAAATTAAAAGGTGGTGCGGAAGAGGCTATCTTTCGTGCCCTTGCTCTCCGTCAGCTCGAGCTTCCTGTCGGAGAGTTTATTGCTGATGCCTTGAACAATGAGGTACCAGNAGCAGCTCGGAAACTACTCACCATGAATGTTACCGATGAAGAAAACCACGACCTCGCCCTCTCTTATGCAGCGCAAGCGCATGGAACAGATCCTAAATCTGAAGCGGAAGCATCAATCCTTAGAGAAGCTTGGGAAAGCCATCCAGACCACACCGTACTCAAGGCAATGGTACTTGAGAGAGCTGTCTTCTTTGTGCTCCTCCCATTCTTCCGCTTCTGCGGTGACGCAGGCTTGCGGAGTCTGAGTGCAGACATCTCAAGAGATGAACAAATCCATGTCGCAACTAACTCTCTTGTTGCGAATGAACTAGGTCTTACGTACTCCCCATCACTCGACAAGCTACGCAAGGCTACTGTCGCATGGGTGATGGAACCTCTTGAGGGTAGTGAGACCGATAGATTTTTACAGAAAAAATTCTGGCTGGATAGCAGCGATCGCCTNATGTATGAGGGCAAAGCTCCTAACCTTTCTGTCACCAANAGTGCACGGATGCCAGCCTTCTTTGAACATAACAATGTCAACCTCCCGCAATACGCATGAAGTCTCTACCCTAGAGGTCTTCGGCATGCAAGCTCACTCTATTATTGATGAGCTTGAAACTATTTTTCCACCCGTTAACCCCTCTCCCTCTGATAGTCTTGGTGCAATCATGTACAAAGCAGGACAACGATCAGTAGTGGAGTGGCTATTCAACCGTATGAATAACAATGGCTAACGCTAGACGCAGACAGAACCGTACCAATATGTTTAACTCCCTGCTTGCTGCAGGGTATGACGCTGGTACCGCAGGTTCTATTGCAAACACTCCGAACTGGGATCAAGCTAACAACAGGTTCAGTTCAGCTATGTCTAACCCACCATCAAGACAAGCACCTNCCCCGCCTCCTGCNCCTGCTCCTGCTCCACNAGTAGCAACAGATAACAACCCACGTCGTCTTTCTCCTGAGTCTGATGGTAGTAACCTAAAGATCAAAAAGAAATCACGTAAGCGTAGGCAAGAGTTGTCTAAGGGTACTGGTCAGCTACGTATTAACCCCACACAATCTGCTAACGTCAGCACCGCTGGTCAAGCAGCAGCAAGTGGAGGTATCAACGTCTAATGGGTATCGCACGAGAAAGATATGAAGCACTGCGTGGTGTCAGGTCACAGTTCCTAGACGTAGCACGTGCAGCTTCTCACCTTACTCTGCCTTACCTAATCAAATACGATAGTGATTACACTGAGACACACAAAACGTCTCATCACACCATGGCAATCAGTTGGTGCCAAATGTGTCACAGCTTTAGCCGCTAAGCTAATGCTTGCTATCCTACCTCCGCAGACCACGTTCTTTAAACTACAGGTACGTGATGACAAGCTGGGTGAAGAGATGGACCCGACCATTCGTAGTGAACTGGACCTCTCCTTCTCTAAGATTGAGAGAATGATCATGGACTACATCAATGGTCAGAACGATCGTGTTGTTATCCATGCAGCACTAAAGCATTTGATTGTCGGTGGTAATGCCTTGCTCTTTATGGGTAAGGAAGGGATGAAGAACTATCCCTTGAATCGATTTGTAGTAAACAGAGATGGTGATGGTAACGTACTTG